TCACACCGGAGTTGATGTTGGCAGAGGTGCTGCCAGCAACAGTCTGGATAAGACCGCAGTTTGAACCCAGGTAATACCGAGCCGCCGCACCGTTGAACTGAGCCTGGAACAGCGTGTCCGGGTCATCCACGACATAAGCCTGGAGGTCCGAAGCAGTGATGCTGCCGGGGTAGTTCTGACGGAAAACCTTGCCGTAGACCGGATCGGTATAGGAGCAACCGAGGAACACGCCAAGGAGGGTTGCGCTGTTGGTGACCGTGGTGGCAGTCGTAGTCGCATTAAAACGACGCACAACACCACCGACGCCCGAACCGCCAGCAAACAGGATAACCGGATCACCATACTGAATGGCAACAGAATAACCGCTCAACATCGCATAAAGGCGAGTCGAACCGGCAAAGCTCTGGCCACCCAGAAGGTTAATAGGGCGAAGCCCATACGGAGAATTGGTCGAAGCCATCTTCCGTTACCTTTCTTTCTGAATGTATTGAATAAAGCCCACGAGATTATTCCCGAGGGCCACGGCCAAACGTGGTCCGCGAAGACCGCTCTGGGCGCAGAACGGGCATGCGGGGGTCACTCTCACGCATTAGGTTATTGTCTACGCTCTCCATCTGCTGCTGAGCCATGTTCGCATAATAAGCGGCGCGCTGACGCACCGTTGCTTCTGGAATCTTGCAGAGAAGAAGACCGCCAACCTCCACGTTGCCCTTAAAGCGACTGTTGGGGTCGGCTGCCAGCATCAGTTCAGGATGATCTTCAGCGCGAACGGGCACATAGCCTTCGCGGAACTGCTTGCTGACATTGGTGTTGTCCGCACTGTTTGAGATGGCAGTGCGAATCCAACGATAGACATACCCCGGTTCCGGCTTCGGATCAGGGAGGATTGAAGGAGGTGCCCAAGAGGTCGGACGAAATTCGGTTTCGCGCGTCTCAAGTTCACGGGGGGTGCGGTCATCCATGACCGTAATCCTTCAAATATTGAGCAACGTATTGCTCGGGAGTTAAGCCGAAGCGGCGCGCCAGGGTAACCTGGGATGGGGTTAGCTGCACTTTGCGGGTGTTTTGTGCCGTCCGCGTGACGGGGGCAACCACCGTGGAAGGCTGACGCCGAGGCGCAACCTCCGCATTCCGACCAATCGCAACTGGTTCCTGATCGGACGTTTCGAAATACTCTGAGAACCGACGCTGCACGCGCTTGTTCAGTTCGTCAAAGTATCTATCGGTTGTCGGGTCAATCTTATTATCACGGATCAGCACATCGCTGACCGCGTAAGCATAACCCGTCATTTCTTTCTCAAGCTCAGAACCGCCTTCAAACCAAGGGTTCTTGCTTGCCCAGTTCACAACCTTTGCGTCAGGCTGCGGCTTTGGCTGGGGGATGTTATACTCAGGCTCAGCAACCGGAGCGGGCTGATAGTTGGCATACCGATCATGCTCATTGACAAGGCGCTGAAGACGCTCCTGTTCCTCAATGAACTTGTCAGTCTCGCCAGCTTCCCATGCTTCTTTCATCGACCGCTTAGTTGCGGTGATGTCAGTCTCGGCCCGGTTCTTAGCTTGGTTAACAGCAAACTGCTCATTGTTGCCAGCAAGCTGCCTATACTTCTTGTTCTCATCCGCCAGCATATTGGCGAGGCGAAGAGCTTCGTCCCGCTCCTTGGCAGCAGATTCTTTAGCGCGGCGTTCGGAATGCGTCTTAAAGGATAGCTCCTTAATCCGCTTCTTTACATCGTCACTATAGCGAGAAATTTCTGAATCGGCGATTGTGATGTCGTCGTCGTTGGCAGTGACTTCTGGTGCAAGTGGCCTGCCACGGTCAGCCGCTGGAGTATCATCGACAATCTCAATTTCAAACTCAAGATCGTCATCGCCAATGTCCTTATCGGTCATGCGCGCACAACTCCACGGGGGTCTTCAACCACAGCCTCAACGGTGTCGTCATTGATCAGCCGGAACTCCCGACCGTGAATCTTGACGCGAGTGCCGCTGTAAGCGCGAAACACAACCCAATCTCCAATCTTGCACCAAGGACCAGTGGGAAACTTCTTCTCGTCTCCGTAAGCCATGGGGCCAGCCTTTAGAACAAAACCAACAATCGTTGCAAGGGTTTCGTTGTTACGAACTTGCTCGGGCAGATAAATACCGCCGTCAGTTTTTTCCTCAAGCTCAGGAAGGGCAATCAACAACTTAAAGCCAGACGGATCAGGAAGCTGTGTTGCTCCCCGTTCTTCTCCTTCTGGCATCTTAATATCGACGTTCAGCATATTAGTCCTTCGGCACACTGTTAGGGTCGTGTGATACCCAGCACCCACTATGGGCGATTAGTCTTCCTCGCTCAGCTTCTCGGCTAGATCGAGTAATTCTCTTTCGGCTTTTGCCAGACCTTCAATCATACCAGTGTGGTACTTATAGTCGGCCCAATCCGATGCGCCGCCACCAGCAATGTGGTCGGCGTGTTCATTCATGATATCGCGGAACTTCTTACGCAGATACTCAAACGAGTTGTCGGTAACGGGTTTCATCAACGCCCCTTCAGGATATCTGCGCTAGTTCTCATTGCCTCAAGTCTAATCTTGGCGTTGCTAATGTCAAGGTCTTGATCATTAACTTGTTTTTGCGCCGAGGCTTTAATGCCAGCATTTACTCCAGCGATGCGTTCTTGAGATGCAATGCGCTGCATTTCAATCTGCTGCTGCTGTTGGCGAAGTTGGATGTCAGCCTGATCCTTGGCTGCCTTGCGCTGAACTTCGGCCTGCTTGTTCTGCATGTCCATCATTTGCGCTTTAACAACAGGGTCTTCCATCTGCTGCTGGTTTTGCTGCTGCTGGACTTCAGATTTATCCTTCTGAAGAAGACGCTCTGCGGCATCAGCAATAAGCTTAGAGAGGGCAACTTCGATATCTTCCGGCAGATGTTCGTCAGGGGGCGGAAGCTCAACACCAAGCTGCTTCTCAATCTCCTTGCGATATTGGAAACCGATATGCTCTGCAATATGAGCCATAGCCGCAGCCTGCATAGGACCGGCTTGAGGTGACTGACCAACAAGCTGCATGATCTTGGGGTCTTGCATAGCCGACATATGAACTTTGATGTGGGCTTCATGATCTTGATAAAGGAAAGCCTTAACAGGTTTGCCCGAAAGAATAGCCATGTTTTCAGAGATTGGATCAAGGGGCTTCTTATCCTTTTCGGATGGGATGATCTTGCCTGGGTCTTGGATGCCCAGCACAACCAGCATCTGCCGGTGAAGCTCGGGCAAATCATACATCTGAGGAGCCTGTGAGGCTAGCTGAAGCGCGGCTTGGTACTGCACCACACGCTGAGACAGAGACGCCGCGTTCGGGTCAGTGACTGGAATCACATCAATACGACCATCATAGTCTTCAGTCCGGGTTGCCCCAGGATCAGTCTCGTAGTCGTAATCACCTTGCATATGCGTCTCGATGATATCAACCAGAAGGTTGAGTTCCTTCTTCATCGAAGCATGCAGACGAGCCTGCACCGCAGACATCACCTTCATTGCCCTCTCCATGAGGGCTAGGGTCGTGCCTACAGGCGCTTGCTGGTTGGCGTCACCAATCTGAAGGTCGGCAATTGAGGCGAACCTACGCCCCTCCTCAACGAGGTTGCCCAGCAAGGATGCAAGAACCTGGGACGGTTCTTTGTAGGGCAGGAAGGTAATGGAATCCCTGATTGCCCCTGAAGGAACGTCCACGTCGCGGAACTCACCCGGCATCAGCGGCGTGCTGTCGCCCTTGATGCGCAAGCCACGGGCTTTTAGGCCAGCAGGAAGGTTGGACAGGGTGCCCGCGTCAACAAGCTGGCGCAGAATGGACGTGGCCGACTTGGCGATACCACCAACAAGGTGAATCAAACCAAACGAATAGAAACCAAATCCTGGGATATAATCATACTGAACGAAGTGCTGGCGCTTCAGTTTTAGTTCGTCGTCTTGCCGCCAGTTGCGGTAGACGGAGAGAATCTTGCCGGTGGATTTTTCAACCGTGACAACATACGGCAGAGCAATTCCGG